TGCGAACATATGTTTAACGTGTGCGCCAATATTCTTCTTTTCGATTAACCATAAGATCCTTAGTTAAACTCTTTCCTTGATTCTTACGATCACCCTTCATATGATCTATCCATTTACCGAGTACAGTATTAATTAACGGATGTCCTCCACCCCCAGACTTTGCTTCTCGCAAATACATCTCAGCACTATAATCTAATACATTTCCTATACCTTTCATTTTGTTTAAGATATGTCCAAATACATAACTATCGTGCCATTCGTCTAATGTAAAAATACCTTGTTCAGCTTGCTCATAATACAATTCAAATTCTTTAAGAAACGCTTTACAAATATTATCATTAAGATTCATTCCGTAGAAACCACACTCAGGCCAAGTTTGCGATCCTTTGCCTCGACCTACATATGTTATCCAATTACTTTTAGGTAGTAGTTTTACGAAGTCTTCAAAACTCCAATCACTGTGTACATATGTGTCTGCATCCATCCATACACACCAGTCCTTAGAGCGTTCACAAGCATCAAACACAGCATATACTTTGTTAGCAAACCGTACAGCGTCCCATTTGAATTCTTTGTTCCAATCTTTGCGTGTGTGCCTCTGCGGCTCGTTACTAACGTCACCATTTGCTTTAGGAACATCGCCCCATTTAGATTTAAATTCATTTAATTTTGGCAATGCTTCAAATGCATCAAATACTGTTATTTGAGTTGGATCAGGATTAATAGGCATACAAGACTCTGCATACACTAATAACTTAATTCGTTTGTCTACTCTTTCAGCAAAACTATCTAAAAATCTTTGTCCATACTTTTCTAACCCTGCTGGATGGAAAGTTGTTACCACAGTTATCGATCTCATTTTAATCCTCGTGTAAATACGTTATATGGAGTATTTAACCTATGGAATTTAATCTATGGACACAATATGGCGCACTGAATAGCAAACCAGTGTTTGAAGCATTTGCAGAAGGTTGTAGACAGCTGGGCCATTCTTGCACATACAACGGTGGCAATGGCATTGATGTAATCTGGAGTGTTCTTTGGAATGGTAGAATGTTACACAACCAAAAGATATGGAGTGAGAACAAACGATTAAACAAGCCAACGATTGTTCTTGAAGTAGGTGGTATTAAAAGAGGAACAACTTGGAAAGTAGGATTAAATGGTATCAATCGTGATGGCGACTATCTGCCTGATAGCAATGATAGTACTCGCGCAAGCCTTCAGGGATTAAAACTTAAACCTTGGAGAACAACTGGCGATTTTATTTTAGTATGCGGTCAGCACAATAAAAGTTTACAATGGCAAGATATGCCTAGTATAAGCAACTGGTTTTTAAATATCTATGACGAAATACGTAAACATACAGATCGCCCTATTTTACTTAGGCCACATCCTCGTTGCAGATTAGACCAAATTGAACGTGGACTAAGGAATGTACATAGACAAGAGCCAATGCAACTTGTTAATACATATGATGATTTTGATATGACATTTAATGATATATGGGCTACAGTAAGTCATAGTAGTAACCCAGGAGCACAAAGTATTATAGCAGGCGTTCCTAGTTTTGTTAGTCCTAGTAGCCTTGCTTACGATGTTGCTAATGACATAGATTTCTTTCACGATATTGAAGATCCCTTAATGCCAGATCGAACACAGTGGCTAAACGACTACGCTTGGACAGAGTTTACAGTTGAAGAAATATCCCAGGGCATACCACTTAAACGCTTGACATCTATGCTCGAGTAAGTTATACTGTATGTATGATTACAGTAGAAGATTACATCGAAGTATTAGCAGGTATCCAGTCCGGCGGCGAGTCTATTAAGTTAGATAGATCTGATTACAATCTTATTGCAAGTTTAGCAAGGCAAACGTTTAAAGGTATTCCGTATACTGATAGACAATGCGATCTTGCAAAAACTAAAATTGTGCAGTACACAGAACAGTTAGGTCAAGCAGGGTGGGTTGTTGATGAGTTAGATAACTTACGAATGCCGTTGAGAGAAATTGATCGCAGTAGATGGATTAAATTAGAAACAACTAGTGCAGGCGAATCAATTGCTGTCCGATTTACATTTCAAAAGAAATTAATATCAGCATTAGAAAAACTTTCGTCAAAACCTCATTTTTATGATAAAATACGAAAAGTACAATATTTTTTATATAGTGAAAAGGCATTGTTTGATATTGTAAATGCGTTTAAAGACAGAAATTTTGAAATTGATGACACTATAACAGATATGTACAACAAGATTTCTTTGTTTGATAAAGAAGCATCAGTGCCTGGAGTTTATAATTCTGAGCTTAAAAATTTGCCAGTATCAGCTACTAAATTAATTGAAAACGAAATTGGAAAGTTAAGTGCTGACAACTTATTGTTATATAAAGATCGTAGTTTAAAATACGGGCTTAATATTGATTACGAAGCAGATAAAAACACTCTTGAAGGTAGAATTGCAAATAGATTAGAATCAAATGTATGTCTTGACGATAATTTGGTAAAAATTGATGTGCTTTTACTAGCATTAGAAAAACTCCAACGCACTAAATTAATGATATTAGTTTCAGCTAATGACAGTCATTCTACATATAATAATGTAGTAGAAGTACACCAGCATCTCAAATATTTGATACCAAGCGATAAAATAAGTGTTTCATTTAGATTAGATAACGTAAATGATGGTCTTGAGTTTAACAACTATATTAAAAGACAAAAAATTAATAATAAGGTTGACAAAGATACAAAAGTAGTGTATAATTTAAATAATAAATTACCAAAGCCTCTTTATTGTTCTAATTGGGTACCTGATGCTATTTTATTATTAAATTCAAACGGGTACATAGCAACAAGAAAAGTATTAGACTGTTATCCAGGTGTTGACTTAGTGATACACCTAAACAAGCCTAATATGGTTGCAGGCTACGGAGCATACTATATGAAACGTGGAGTACAAAAAATTTAATGGCAACTTGTAGACTAATCATTGAAGATGAAGTAAACATTAAACTAGAAGGACTAGATGTAGATGTTCGAAGGAAACTTGCGAATGCTCTTAAGTTTGAGGTGCCATACGCAAAGTATATGCCACAATACAAACTTGGTCGCTGGGACGGAAAAGTTGCTTTCTTTGGTATTGGTGGCACTGGCTACGTCAATCACCTTGATGTTGTTAGTCAAGTGCTACAAAAAAATAATGTTGAAATAGTTGACATTCAAGACAATAGGCATCCTATTAAATTAGACTTTACACCAGTTACAGAAACATACTGGAAAGAACAAGGTGTTGTATGGCCGGAAGGGCATCCAGCAGAAGGCGAAGATATTATTCTACGTGACTATCAGGTAGAAGCAATTAATAACTTCTTAGAAAATCCACAGAGCTTGCAACAGATTGCTACTGGTGCAGGTAAAACAATTACGACAGCAACGCTGTCACACATAGCTGAGCCATACGGTAGGTCACTTGTAATTGTTCCTAACAAGTCGTTAGTAGAACAAACAGAAGAAGACTATATTAACTGTGGGCTCGACGTAGGGGTATACTTTGGAGATCGAAAACAATTAGGTAAGACTCACACTATTTGCACTTGGCAGAGTTTGAATATACTCGACAAGAAGCACAAGGACGGCAGCGCAGTATTAAGTCTGGCAGAGTTCCTAGAAGGTGTAAGCACTATTATCGTTGACGAAGTACACCAAGCCAAAGCAGAAGTTCTAAAGAACTTACTGACTCGCAACCTACGTAACGCTCCAATACGCTGGGGACTAACTGGTACAGTACCTAAAGAGAAGTTTGAGTTTGAAAGTATTCACGCTAGTCTTGGTCCTGTGATTGGTCAGATTAGTGCAAAGGAATTACAAGACAAAGGTGTACTAGCAAATTGTCACGTTAACATTTGTCAACTAATTGATACAGTAGCACACAGTGGATATCAAGAAGAATTAAAATATCTTGTAACAAACAAAGACAGAATAGAATACATAGGCAAATTATTAAACACAGTAAGTCAAGAAGGCAACACACTAATATTAGTAGACAGAATATCAGCAGGCGAACTATTACAAGAACTTATACCAAATAGCACATTTGTAAGTGGTGCTGTAAAAGTAAAAGATAGGAAAGAAACATATGACACAATTCGTGAAGGAACTAATGAGGTTATTATCGCAACCTATGGAGTTGCTGCCGTGGGTCTTAACATTCCTCGTATTTTTAACTTGGTTCTTTTGGAGCCTGGGAAGTCTTTCGTAAGAGTAATTCAGTCAATTGGTAGAGGCGTAAGAAAGGCAAAAGACAAAGACTTTGTACAAATTTGGGATATCACTTCAACGTGCAAATTTGCAAAGAGACATTTAACTCAACGAAAAAAATTCTATAAGGAAGCACAGTATCCTTTCACTATAGAAAAGATTGATTGGAACTAATATATGAAAATACTGACTTTAGAAAACAAAGCGTTTTCGCTAACTAATATGCCAGATGAATTAGAAGATGAAGTGCAGTTTGCAGTACTTGACAATAGTGATGCAAAAGAGCCCGACTTCTTTTTTATTCCGCTAATATTTTTAGAATCATTTAACGCTCCGGCGATGGTTTTAGAAATAGCAGGTAAAGAAATTATAATGCCTATTGATTGGCACTTAGCAGTAGGTGACAGCACTAGCGGAAATGATTTAGAAATTTTACCATTAACAAGTATTAATGACAGAGGATTTGAAGCATTTCTTTTTAATCCGTTAAGTAGTTATAAATTTGATTTTGCAGACATTAAAGTTACAAACTTTTATAATGATGTTAAATGGTACTTTCCTAAAACTAAAAACGGACAACTATTAGCAGTACCGCTTACTGATGGTCCTAAACCATTATGTGCGTACTTTATTAAAGATATAAGCAGACAGAGCGAAGTAATAGATTATACAAATTTACTATGACCCAATTCATTGAAACTACATATTTTGACGATTTAGAATTATGCGACGAAATTATTAATTTCTTTAATCAAAATAATAGTGAACATTTTAAAGGTCAAACATCACACGGTGTAGATACAAATATAAAAGATAGTACTGATTGCTATCTTAACGACGAGTATCTTGTCAATCGCTATGTAGCATCTCTTATGAGGTCTGCAGAAGAATACGTAGAAACATATCCGCAAGCAAACAGTTATGCTCCTTGGGGAATTGTTGAACCAATTTACATACAGAAATATAAACCATCCGGCGGATATCATCAATGGCATACTGAACGTAGTAGCGGTGATGGAGTACAAGCATCAAGACATTTAGTTTTTATGACATACTTAAATGATGTTAATGACGGCGGAGAAACAGAATTTATACATCAAGGAATGCAAATACATCCAGAAAAGGGCAAGACATTAATTTGGCCCGCTGATTGGACACACACGCATAGAGGAATACCATCACCAACTGAAACAAAGTATATAGTTACGGGATGGTTTAATTTTTTTCAGAAGGAGAACACATAATGAAAGCAGGAAAAATTTGGGGTCAGACTGAATTGATCCACGCTAACGGCGTATTAGAATTTCACCGCATTGAATACAAAGCGGGATACAAATGCTCAGAACACGAACATCAATTTAAATGGAATGGCTTTTATGTAGAGTCGGGTAAAATGATTGTTCGAGTTTGGCAAGATGATCAAGGATTAGTTGATGAAACTATTCTTGAAGCAGGGGACTTTACACAAGTAAAGCCCGGAAAAATTCACCAGTTTGAAGGTTTAGAAGATGGTGTCGCTTTTGAACTATACTGGGCTGAATTTAATCACGATGACATTGTTCGTCGGACAAGTGGCACCGCAACAGGAAAGAAGTAAGAAATGTTTAAAAACATCGATAAGAAGATGATGCTCAAACTTGCACTATTGCACGTTGTTGTCATCACAATTAGTAATGCACTCGTTGCAATTCCAGTAGAGATTGCTGGGTATAAATTAACTTGGGCGGCGTTTACGTTCCCATTAGTTATTCTAGCAACTGACTTAACAGTTAGAATGTTAGGTAAGAATATTGCTCGAGCAACTATTGCCGCGGCATATCCAATTGCGATCATTACAAGTATTGCAGTTGTACTAGCAGAAGGTGCACCAGAGAGTGTAGCAATGCGTATTGGCTTTGCATCAGCAACAGCATATGCTGTAGGTACATTCATTGACGTGTATGTATTCCAAGCAATTAGAGAGCGTATGAGTGTATGGTGGTTAGCACCTGCATTGTCAACTGTAGTTGCAAACGTAATTGACAGTTACACATTCTTTGCAGTTGCATTCAACAACAGCGCCGATGAGTATATGGCTGCTAACTGGATGGAAATTGCAGGATCACAAGCTGTACTAAAAATTGCAGTAGGTTTAATTATCTTCCTACCAGCATATGGGTTACTACTACGTTACCTCAAAGGACGTACAAATGACACAGAAACGGGGTAAATTACTACCTGGTGAAGCAATGATATATGAGCGTAGCGACGGTGTTGTCTACGCTCATTATCGAGACAAGCCTGAGATACCTCGTTGGATCATAGGTGGAGACCCAGCAGGTGTTGCTAGAGCACAAGGCGATTTAATAAGCTACTCAGAATGGCGTGAGCTATGCGAATTAAGTGAACAGTACCCAACACTAAAAAAATTGTTGGATACACTAGTAACAACATATTATACAATAAAGGAACACAAATGAAATACGAAGATTGGGACATTGGTGGAGAAATTGTAAAACAAGACGACCGTTATCTTGTAAAGGATAATACAAAACTCAACAACCTAATAGTAAGTAGTACTATGTTAACAGCTCATAAGAGTACAACAGGACATAGACACGCCGGTCAAGAAGAAGTATATGTTTTTGTACAAGGCTCTGGCCAAATGGAACTTGATCATAAAATATTTGATGTAACAGAAGGCGACACTGTTCTTATTGAAGACGGTGTATTTCATAAAGTGCATAACACAACAGATTTTGGATTAAAATTTATTTGTGTATTTGACGGAGGGAGAAACCATTGAGAATTATAGCAGGACCGTGTCAACACGAGTCATTAGGCCAATCAGCAGAAATTGCACGTGAATGTAAACGTGTATGCGATCAGTACGGTATTGAGTATTACTTCAAAGCAAGTTTTGATAAAGCTAATCGTTCAAGTATGCAAGGTAAACGTGGCGTAGGTATGCGAGCAACATTTGACGATTTTGTTGCACTAAAAGAAACACTCGGAGTAAAGATACTAACTGACTTCCATAGTGTATTTGAAATTGAAAGTTTTAAAGGCGTCGATTCTTGGTACAATGCAATTGACGTAATACAAATTCCTGCATTCCTATGCAGACAAACAGATCTTGTACAGGCAGCGTGTCGTACAGATAAAATTGTTAATATTAAAAAAGGACAGTTCTTAGCACCTTGGGATATGAAAGGTGTGCTAAGTAAATGTGAAGGCGCAAAAGAAGTTTGGATAACTGAGAGAGGAACAAGTTTTGGCTACAACAATCTTGTCGTTGACTATACTGGTCTTATGTATATGCTCGACAATTATGAACATCCTATTGTATTTGATGTTACGCACTCTGTCCAAAAACCCGGAGGACTTGGGTCTAGCTCAGGCGGTAACCGTGATTACGTCCCTGGGTTGGCTCGTAGTGGGGCTGCTATTGGGGTACGGGACTTTTTCCTTGAAGTCCATCCTGACCCTGATGTAGCACCAAGTGACGGTCCTAATATGCTTAGGCTAGAAAATTTTGAGGAGGTGGTACGTGACATCATCAGCTATTCTTATACCCGCAAGGTATAACAGCACACGCTTTCCAGGCAAACCTTTGGCACTGTTAGATGGTGTGCCAATGATTAAACGAGTGTATGATGCTTGTATAGCGTCTAAGATACCAACATACGTGCTTACTGATGATCAAACCATATACAACGTGATAGGTGGAAATTGTCTGTTAGATCACCGCGAATACGAAAACGGAACTGAAAGATGTGCAGGCGCTATTGCTAAGTTTGATATATTAGATCAATACAAAAACTTTATAAACGTACAAGGTGATATGCCTGATGTTACACTTGATATGATCGAAAAAGCACAATGGCACTTACAACACTATCCTGTTACCACAGTGTTTACTCAAATGCAAGAAGACAAACAGAACGACCCTAACTCAGTTAAGATGGTACGTGCTGGTGACCAAGCACTATGGTTTGGAAGAGGTATGACTGGCTATGGCGATTGGCACTTAGGAGTATACGGATATAAGCGTAATGCGTTAGAAATATATCCTACGCTTCAAGTTGAACGTGAGGAAGAAGTTGAAAAATTAGAACAACTTCGATGGCTCAAAAACGGTTGGCAAGTTGGATGTTTGAGTGTACAATATAATGGAGTAGAGATAAATTCACCAGAGGATGTAGACGAATGGCATACCAAGCATTTCCAGTAAAAGATGTACTAGCCGCTATTGATATGAATGGCAAAGGCGTATGGAAAGAATTAACTGACGAGCAAAAGAAGTGTGTAAACTTTTGGCTACTCAATAGGTATGCAAGTTCTGTTGTAGGCACACGAGAAGCACAAGAACTTGCTGTTGTTATGACTAATCAAATTTATAATAAAAACTGGAATGAACTAAGCACTAAGCATCCGCAGTTACAATGGCAATTGTTATGTTCAACACATAATGCAAGTAGCAACATACGACAACACCAGTGGATTGGTTTTAAGAAAAAGAAAGGTGATAATAGTAAAGGAGTAAAACTTCTTCAAACTATATACCCCAATATGAAACAAGATGAGGTAGAATTACTTGCTAGAATATCTACAAAAAAAGAACTCAAACAATTGGCTGAGGAGCATAGCATCGATGCCAAGCTCTAATAAACCATATGTATGCCAATATTGCGGAAGTGGTTTTGTAAGAGAAAAAACTCTTGCGGCGCATATGTGTGAAAAGAAACGCAGAGCATTGCAAAAAGATGAGAAGCGAGTACGTTATGGATTTTATGCATTTGGTAGATTCTACAAGTTAAGTGCAAACAACAAAAAAGAAAAAACATATGAAGAGTTTTGTGCAAGTCCATATTATAATGCATTTGTAAAATTTGGTAGTTTTCTAAGTAATGTACAACCTTTGTATCCAGAAAAATATATTGATTACGTTGTAACTAGCGGAGTTAAATTAGATCACTGGTGCCGAGATGAACTTTATGAAAAATATGTATTACAATTTATTTTAAAAGAAGATGTAACTACAGCACTAGAACGTAGTGTAAAAACAATGATGGAATGGGCAAGCGAAAATGAACCTGCTCCTTGGAATCATTACTTCCAGCATATTGGTTTGAACAGAGCAGTGTGGGATATTAAAGACGGAAAGATTAGTCCTTGGCTTATACTTAACTGTAAAAGCGGCAAACATATGCTAAGTAAATTTAACGATGAACAACTTGATATGGTTTACCACGTTATTAATCCACAACACTGGGCTATGCGATTTAAAAAATTACCAAATGATGTACAACTTGTCAAAGACGTTTCAAAAGAGAGTAATCTTTAATGCCTGATATCGATATAGATTTTGCTGACAGAGATATAGTTTTATCAAAGATAAAACATCGTGTGGCAAAATTGGACACTGGCAAGAAACACAACACTGGAGTGTATACTACTGAAGTACCGCACAATCCAGTAGACAACTTATCTACAATCGAACACAAGACCGCAGAAGAGCGCGGCTACTTTAAACTAGATTTTCTTAACGTAAGCATATACAAAGACGTTAGGAATGAAGCACACTTAACAGAACTAATGGAAAGGACACCAATATGGCAACTTCTGGAACACACGGACTTCAGCGACAAAGTATTTCATCTAAACGGGCACAACGAACTGTTGAAGCAATTGAAACCGCAATCGGTAGACCAATTAGCGGCGACACTAGCGATCATTCGACCAGCCAAGAGACACTTAGCGAACGAGAGTTGGGAAACAATAATGAAGGAAGTGTGGACGAAACCAACAAACGGTGAATACTTCTTTAAGAAGGCACACGCATTTGCTTATGCGTTAAGCGTAGTAGTTCATATGAATTTAATTTGTGAACAACTTAATTCTTAGATTTTTTAACTAGTTGAACATTTTTGCGTTTAACACGCTTGACTGATAAGTTATTAATATTAACACACGGCCCCATAGTAACTTTTACATCTTTTGAATTCATTGTTGTTAGTATGTATTTGAAATATGTCATTTCATTACGTAGGAAGATGTTAATAGGAATTAGTCTATTTGACTCCCACCACCATATCTCCCCCAAATCTAGGAATTGTTTCTTTTCTTCTTCTGACTTTAAAGAAGTATAAACAAACATCGATGTAACCCATTGGTCTTGATTAGCAATAATACCAATGTACTCTTGCCCGCCATATACGACCACACTTAAGAAGGGAAATTTTTCTTGTATCTCTTTTATTAACATTCTGTTCCGATAAATAGTTATATGCAACTTATACCTAGATATTTAGTCAAAAACAAAACCACCCTTATAGCAAATGAAGCAGGGTTTCTTACGGAGTATAGACCAGTGTACACTAGACAAATGAACGTATTCACAGGCATTGATAATGTCTTGGATTTTAAATTATTAAACGCAGATCAAAAACCAATTGATCTTGCAAATTATGAAAGCATTAAGTTTCAAGCCTTTGACGAAAATCAAAGTTTAATTATTGAACACGATGCTGTAAATGTTAATCAGTCAAAAGGACTTTTTAAAGTTACCATTAGTGAAAACGATTTGTTAAATGTAAAGTCGCAATTTTTAAGTTATAATATCTATCTAGTTGATTCTAGCAACAACAATGTAACTACATATTCTTCTGCTCATTTTGGAGGTACTGGCACTATCAAAATTGAGACATCACAGTTTCCTGGACCTCGACCTACATACAGCGTTACATCCTTTACAGAAGACAACGGCGTTTACAATTCAGAATCTTTAAGTGCTGAGCCTGGTATTAACGGCAACGAAGCATTACACACCGCAGTATTTTACACAGACAACTATGTTGGTAATGTAATTATACAAGCAACACTTGATAACCAAATTATTGGCGGAACAGTATGGGCTGATGTTGCAATACAAACTTTTACAGGATCTGAAACAGAACCTACACCAGTAAACTTTACCGGAGTGTTTAGTCATCTACGCTTTTCGGCATCAGCTAACCCAGCAGATAAAATTTCTAAGGTATTAGTCAGAAACTAGTTGACAAAGTAATAATATTACTATATACTAGCACTATGAAAAATAAAATAATAAAAACCCTAGCGGCCGTGTTCATCACGGCTTTTTTTACGACTACCGCATACTCTGAGCCTTTAGAGGTTTGGATATATGCAGAACGCACACCATCATACATATCATCGGTTACATATTCGCAAGACATTGTAACACCCGAAGATATTAATGATGTTGCTGCCTTAGATATTCTAACAAGCGGTCCAAAAGGACAAGTTAGTTCGTTGTTTATCAGAGGAGCAGATAGTGATCAAAACTTGATAGCATTAAATGGCATTCCCATTAAAGACCATTCAAGTCCAACTGGAACAGATGATATTGGCCAACATAGTTTTACTGGTATACAACAGATAGAAATTATTAAAGGTCCGATGAGCAGTTTGTATGGAGCAAACGCTGCCGGAGGCGTTATTAACTTAGTTTCAGATATATCACATCAATCATATATTAAAGCAGATGTTGGATCTAATAATGCAATTACAAAGGAGGTACAAATATCAAATACAATTGATAGACTTGCATATACTTTTAATTTAGATCAAGAAAACACTGACGGAATAAGTGTATATCCAGATGGTGACGAAACTGACCCTTATGACAGTACTAATATGAATTTTAATGTTTTATATTACGGCGATAATATAAATTATAGATTAAACTACATAGACGAATTAAACAATTCTAACCTTGACGGTATGGGTGATACTAAAGACTACACAGGAAAATGGCATTGGACTAATACACAGTTTGATGTAAACACCAACAATACTAGATTTGTTCTTAATAATTCAAAACATAAAAGAACATATACTAAAGACGGATTACTTGAAGGAAACTACGATAGTAATACTAATACTATACATCTTTCACATCTGTTGCAATTTAATCAAACTGATGTTACTCTTGGAACAGAACACGAAAAAGTTGATGCTAAATTTTTAACAAATATTAGAGGTCCTTGGCCTTATACAAGTAATGTTAATAAAAGTAGATCGACACACGGTATTTTTGTAAACACTAGTATTGAAACCGATAATAATGCTGTAATATCATCTGGTATAAGATATGATGATATTGAAGGCTTTGGCGACAAGCTAACAGGCAGATACGGATTATTTAAAAATGGTTACAGAGGAAGTGTATCATTAGGTTATCGTGTGCCAACACTATATGAAATGTATGGCGAAGACAATTATGGATTTACAGGTAATCCAGACTTAAAAGAAGAAGACACTGTAAGTTTAGAAATTGGTTATGCTAATGCATTTTTTGATACAGCAGTATTTGTAACACAAGAAAACAATGCAATTATTTACAACGGAACATATGTAAATGATTCAGATAACTCTTATACTAAGGGTGTAGAAACAAAATTTACATACGATATTAATGATTATTTCATTACAGCTAACACAGCTATTATCGATGCTAAAACGTCTGAAGGCAAGCAAAAGCTAAGACGTCCAAAATACACTAGTAACGTAGAGATAAGTAAACTTGTAAACAATGTATTGTATAGCACTAAAGCAAACTACTATGGCAAGCACAAAGACATAGATAGTAAAACATTCCAAACTGTTGACAAAGGATCAACAATTTTGTATGATGCTGAATTAAAGTATTTAAAAGACAACATTGAAATATTTACAGGGCTATATAATATTAGTGATACAAAATATGAAAGACCCGACGGTTATAGTCAATTAGGACGAAACTGGAAAGCAGGGTTTAAGGTATACTTTTAAATGAAAAAAATATTAAACAATCCTTGGATGCTACCTTGGATAGGAATGATTTCACCTCTTGTTCTGTTCTTACTTTATAAAGTAGGGCTAGAGCTTTGGTGTATAGCATACGGCATCTTTTATTAAATAAAAACTTGACAAGTATCGTTAATTGCGCTATAATAATAGTATGAGTGTAGTTAACGATACAGTTCTGACATACCTGCCGCCTAAGCGTAAAACAACGCCTAGTGGTTGGTTATCTTTTAATGCTACGTGTTGTCACCATAATGGACACGCGGCAGACACTCGCGGTCGCGGAGGATTAATTAGCAATCCAGATGGCGGTGTAAGCTATCATTGCTTTAATTGCGGCTTTAAGGCATCCTGGCAACCGGGCAGAAACTTTTCACATAAATTGCGTAAACTCCTACAATGGATGGGAGCTCCTGACGATATAATCAACAAGGTGGCACTTGAAGTGATGAGAGAGAATGAAGGTGTTGTAGCACAAACACAAATAGCTCAACTACCAACATTCAATACTGTCCCGTTGCCAGACGATGCTATGAAAATTACCGACATAACAAACTTTGACAAATATAGTATGGCTGTACTTGAGTATATGGTATCACGTGGACTAAACGTAGATGACACAGACTACTATTGGAGCCCGAGCTTAGGGTATCGTGATAGGCTTATTGTTCCATTTTATTATGAGAAACGTATCGTAGGTTGGACCGGACGTAGTGTAGTACCTGATAAAAAGCCCAAGTACCTTACAGAAGTGCAACCAGGGTTTGTATACGGACTTGACGAGCAGAGTTATAATAAAGTATTTGCTATTGTATGTGAAGGACAACTAGATGCTATACACGTTGATGGTTGTGCATTAGGTGGTAGTGAGATTAGTGATCAACAAGCTATGTTACTAAACAGGCTACAGAAACAAATTATAGTTGTGCCTGATAGAGACAAAGCAGGTAGTAAATTAATTGAACGTGCAATTGACTTAGGATGGAGTGTAGCGTTACCTGAATGGCCGTCAGATGTTAATGACATAGGAGATGCTGTGAGTAAATACGGTAGGCTATATACGTTATACAGCATTGCTAATACAGCTGAGGATAGCCCGTTAAAGATTAGACTGAGAGCAAAGAAATGGTTTGGTTAAAAAGAAAACTTGCAAAGCTATGGTGGAAATTAACAAAACCACCTATGCCACGTATTGAAAGGTAGATATGAAAGAACTTATTAAAAGGTTATTGAGAGGACTCTCAATTAAAGAATGGAAGGAAAAACGTGAAATTAGGAAGCGTTTAGAAGAACTGAAAAAGCGAGATCCTTTCATTTATAAATGAGAAGTCCTTGTACAAAAGTTTGTAAAATTGATAAGCAAACAAAAATATGTAAGGGCTGTAAACGTTCACTAGAAGAGATTAGTAAGTGGTCTAGCTATGATGATTTACAGAGGAAAAAGATAATGGAGCAACTTAAACAAAGATGATTACTTGGGGAATAAGTGCAAATAGTCACGATGCTGCCTTAGCAGTATTCAATGATGACGGTTTAGAGTTTGCTAGTCACTCGGAACGATTCAGTGGTATTAAGAATGATGCACATTTGAATAGTAAATTAATTAATTACGCAAGACAATATGGAGAACCAGATGAAGTTATTTGGTATGAAAGACCCTTTAGAAAAACTCTTAGACAGTTACGAGCAGGGCAAGGATGGAATTATAGTGAAAACAATATTAAGCGTTACCTATCAAATTATGGCATTCATACTCCTATTAAGTATACTAGCCATCATCATAGTCACGCTGCCGCTGGTTATTACACTTCTTCTTTTACTGATGCCACTATCATATGTATTGATAGCATTGGAGAATTTGAAACGTTAACTGTTTGGGAAGGTAAAGGTAGCAAACTTAAAAAAGTATACAGTCAAGGATACCCACATAGTATAGGGCTATGGTATAGCGCAATGACACAACGCATTGGACTAAAGCCACAAGAAGATGAATACATTCTTATGGGTATGGCTGCATACGGCAACCCAGAAAAATATTGGTGGGACTTATATGAAATGTTTCGCAGTGTAGACGGTGCAAAGATTAAGTTCGAACACAACTTACACAAAGGATGTCAGTGGTGGAAGCCTGAATTAACTACTGAACAAGATATGTTTGACATAGCAGCCTCTACACAAAAAGCATATGAGTTTTTATTTGAACAAGTATTAACTTGGGCAAAAGAAAATACTAAAAGTAGAAATGTAGTTCTTATGGGCGGCTGTGCATTAAACTGTTCAGCTAATCACCTAGCCTATAAGTATTTTGATGACGTATGGATTATGCCTAACCCAGGCGATGCTGGATCAGCTATCGGTGCTGTACTAGCACATAAAAAAGAACATATGGAGATGCCACACGCATATACAGGGTATAACATAGAAGGAGATTATCCAGTTGAAGAAGCAGTCAGCGAACTTAAGAAAACGGGAATCGTGGGTGTTGCGAATGGTAGGGCGGAGTTTGGCCCTAGGGCTTTTGGTAATCGTAGCCTACTTGCTGATCCCCGTGGTAAAGACATCAAGCGTCGAGTCAATGACATTAAACAACGACAACAATTTAGACCCTTTGCACCAGTGGTGCTCTACGAACACGCAAGTGAACATTTCGAAGGACATTTCAATAGTTATATGCAGTTTACCGCCAAGTGCAAACATCCAGACTTGTATCCTGCCATCACCCACGTGGATGGAACAAGCAGAGTACAAGTGGTTGGACCAGATGACAGCGGCATACGAAGATTGCTAGAGGCCTGGTATGAAGCTACAGGTTGTCCAATGTTATTAAACACTTCGCTCAATATCAAGGGTAAACCGATGGTAAATGACTTGACAGATGCACAAGAGTTTGCTAAAATGTATAATGTAAAGGTAGTATCATAATGATGAATGTAGCACAAATATTTCCAAGATTAATTGGCATTGTTAATTTCCAACAGAATATGGATGACATTAACAATCAATTAGAACAAGTTAAGTCTCGCGGAGCAATTAGTGAAAAGTATGATAAAGAATGGGGCACGTGGAGTGAAGATACATACGTACTTGATCAACCACAGTTTTCAGATTTTAAAAAACAATTACTCTATCACGCAAATGCATATTTTGAAAACGTTCTTTGTTATAAGCCTAGTGACTTACAAATGACACAGAGTTGGGTAAATGTTAAATCTCCTGGACAACATCATTGGCCGCATAAGCATCCTAATAGCGTTGTTAGTGGCACGTACTATTGGCAAGATGATATTGTACCGTTAGTATTTACAGATGATAGCGAAAGCAACTTTCATATAGAACACGACCAAGATAAGTTACAGGAATTTGATATAGCACAAAAAATGATGAACTGCTATGTTCAAAAAAATACATTAGTATTGTTTGAATCAAACTTAATGCACGGAGTTGGTCCTAATAATGGAGATAAGGATCGATATAGTTTAGCATTTAATATGTTCCCTGCTAAACTTGGAAATAAAGAAGTACTATCCGAACTTAACATAACGCAATTAAAAAAGTGAATATATACTAGATGAGCACAAGACAAAACACAGACTATGGTTATGATATACAGAAAGTGTATCTAGAGATGATGCTATCAGACGCTGAGAGCTTTGTACGCTGTCAGGCTGTGTTTGATCCAAATAGTTTTGACAGAAGACTACAGGCACCAGCAGAGTTTCTTAACAACTATGTTATGGAACACAATGCATTGCCTACACTTGATATGATTAATGCAGCAACTGATGTTAAATTAAAAGAAGTAGGTGAACTGCAAGAGAATCATTATGATTGGTTACTTGCAGAGTTTGAAACGTTTAGTAAACACAAAGCATTAGAAGCGGCAATCCTAAAGAGTGCTGACTTGTTAGAGAATGGCGACTATGGGCAGTGTGAAGACTTAGTCAAGAAGGCTGTACAGATTGGTTTGCAAAAAGACTTAGGTACAGACTACTATGCTGATCCAAGAGCAAGACTAGAAGGCATCAAGAGTACAAATGGACAGGTAAGCACAGGCTGGCCAGCTATGGACAAGAAACTATTTGGTGGCTTTAACAGAGGCGAGCTGAATATCTTTGCAGGTGGCTCGGGTGCAGGTAAGAGTTTGTTCCTTGCTAACATTGGTGTTAATATGGCCGAGAAAGGCTTGAACGTGATCTACTTGACACTAGAGCTTGCAGAGAGTCTAGTTAGTATGAGACTTGATAGTATGACTACTGGCATTCCAAGTCGTGATGTTTTTAAGAGCATTGATGACGTTGAGATGAAGGTTAAGATTATTGGTAAGAAGTCAGGTGCGTTCCAAGTTAAGTATATGCCATCGGGCAAGACAGCAAACGATGTACGTAGTTACATTAAAGAGTATGAGATTAAAACAGGCAAGAAGGTAGACGTACTACTGATTGACTACTTGGACTTGTTGATGCCAGCAAGCACAAAGGTAAGTGCAGAGAACTTGTTTATCAAAGACAAGTATGTATCGGAAGAGTTACGTAACCTAGCAATGGAATTGAACACAGTGTTTGTTACAGCGGCACAGTTGAACCGTGGTGCTGTTGAAGAAATTGAATTTGATCACTCGCACATTAGTGGTGGACTTAGTAAGATTCAAACAGCGGATAACGTGTTTGGTATCTTTACAAGTAGAGCTATGCGTGAACGTGGACGTTATCAGCTACAGCTAATGAAGACACGTAATAGTAGTGGCGTAGGACAAAAGATTGATCTAGGCTTTAACTTAGACACACTACGCATTGAAGACTTAGGCGAGGATGAAGACGATGGGTATAACAGTGCGCCACAAGGTGGAGCAAGTGTACTCGATAACATTAAACGTGGCGGCGGTGCTACTAAAACAGAAGTTAAAGAAAATCCATCAGACGGTGCAGCCGTTGGTAAAGTACGTGCAGAAACTGACAGTACAAAATTAAGACAGTTCTTAAATAATTTGGAAGGAGATGAATAGTCTTGTTATTAAAATTAGAATCCCACATTGTAAAAGATGTTATCGAAGATGATCCTGTACGACCGCACATTAGCGCAAAATGGCGCACAAGCAGTAACAGAGAAGTATATGGACTATATGCCGATGAGAGCTTTGAAGACCTACGAGCGGTCATCTGTGTAGCATACACAGACGAAGTACCTACGTGTGAACGTGATATGCAATGGGTCGGAACAGACATTGCAATCTTCTATACTGTATGGAGTTATGATCGCGGGGCAGGTAGAGAGATTGTATTTGAAGTTGCAAATCATATTAAACAAAAACATCCAGATGTAAAAAGATTTATTACCCTAAGCCCTTTAACAGAGATGGCTAAAAACTTTCATTTAAAAAATGGTGCAAAATTTTTACGAAAACATATGGATTGTCAAAATTTTGAATATTAGTTAAATACATAATAAGGATTTAACTTTGGAACTATATAAACCATTTCAATTATTTACGCAAGACGAGTGCAATGAACTAATTCATTTAGCACAACAGAGTCCTGAGAAAAATGGAAAAGCTGG